CTTTCAGCCGTGTAGTATATTTTTCACTCTTCGGAGTGCCTATGTTTACAATATGTGGTAACCGCTTATATCTGGTGGTACAACATCTTATATATGTGTGATAACACTTATTGTATTCAGGGACCTGTCTCAGCAGTAATTGAGCGCGCAATCGTTTGCCTGTGGAATCAGTCTTTCCCCCTCTCTATGGGTTACTAGGGCTGACTGTGTCCGCCCGTTTGGCGTTAACTACACCTTTATGAATAGTACACCACAACAATAATAGCAATATGAACAACAATAATAGCAATATGAATGATAATAGCAATTTTTCCAATATGGACAAATATAACGCAATAATCGATGCAATTGATAACTTAGAACGCAAAGTGATTCTTCTATCTTACGAATTTGAGGAGATTCGGAGGATAGTGAGGTCACTTGAAGTTCAAGACTTTCACGCTTTTCACAACCAATATCGCAATGAAACTTCCAGAGTAATTAATGATACTGATTTTTTGAGTAATATGTTGAACAATTTGAACGTTGATGATGATAGTACTACCGATTCTTCGGAGTATAGTGATGATGCTTGTGTCTTTGATTGGCACTTGCACCACCCCGATTGCGAGGACTCGGGGAAATATTTGAGTAATATTCGCTGCTGCGCTGGTCGCTTTAGCGATTTTTACAATTATTTGCCCTCTAGTAGGACACTGCCTCAAGGAGGCAACTATGAGCTTGTTTTTTCTAGTAATGAGGACTCCAGGATAAAAGCCGAGGATATTAGTCTTGTTAAGGACTATGTTGATGAATTGATTTCTGACTTGGAGGTTCTTACTCTCACGAAACGCGAGCGCAGAGCTTTGAAGAAGAAGCTACGTGGTCTTAAACTCGATGCTAGATGTGATTCTCCAGAACCACAGATTTTCGAGTCTATAGTCAATCGGCTATCAGATGCCACTACTGTACCTCGTAGTTTAGACGATTTGGCTAGCTCAGCCGATGATATTGCCGGTTTGCTTGGCGAGCACTCTGGTCCAGCCATCGATGCCATACGCAGTTTAGCCGCTGCAATTGGTGACGTTGCTGGCGAGGCCCAAAAGTTTGGTGCATCTGGTTACACGATCAAAGCACAGCACTCTTTAGGACCTATTACGCCATTACTTGATATTTTTAGCAAGAGTAAACTACTCTTTTTGATTTTTTCTGTCTTAGC